AATACTATATTAAAGAATAGGAGATAAGCGCAGATGCCTTCGACGCCAACGCCTGGCGATCTTCACGTTAGCGTCCCGCTGACGAATATCAGCGTGGCCTACCAGCAAGACGCGAGCCGTTACATCGCTTCACAGGTTTTCCCAAACATTCCCGTGCAGAAGCAGTCTGACAAATATTACAAGTATGACAAGGGTGACTGGTTCCGTACCGACGTGCAGCGTCGTGGCCCCGGTGCCGAATCGGTTGGTCTGGGTTGGCACATCAGCACTGACTCTTACTTTGCTGACGTGTGGGCCGTGCACGCCGATGTTTCTGACCAGACCCGTTCGAACGCGGACGCTACGTTCAACCTCGACCGGGATTCAACCACCCTTGTTACGAACCATCTTCTGCTGCGCCGTGACAAGCAGTGGATTACAAACTTCTTTACTTCGGGAGTTTGGGACACGAACATTGTTGGCGTCGGTGCTACCCCGTCCGCTGGACAGGTTCTTCAGTGGAACCTTGCGGGCAGTACCCCGATTGAAGACATTTATGCGCAGTCGATGAACATGATGGAAAAGACCGGCTACATGCCGAACACTCTTGTCATGGGTGCCAGGGTTTGGCAGATTCTTGCAAACCACCCTGAAATCATCGACCGTGTTAAGTACACGCAAGCGGGCTTCCTGACTGAAGAAATCATTTCCCGAGCCTTCGGGGTTGAACGTATCCTTGTTGCACAGGCTACGGAAAACACAATGATTGAAAACAAGACGAGTCCGTTCGTTGGTACTTTCAGTTTCCTCGCGGGCAAGAACGTTCTCTTGTGCTACAGCAACCCGAACCCCGGTTTGATGCAGCCGTCCGCCGGTTACACGTTTAGTTGGAACGGTTACCTTGGCGCTTCTGCCTTCGGTACCCGGATGAAGAAGTTCCGCGTTGAAACCCGCGCGTCTGACCGCGTTGAGGGTGAAATGGCCTTCAGTCTTAAGGCCGTGTCTACCGACCTTGGGTGCTTCTACTCCGGCGTCGTTTCTTAAGTTGTTTGATTACCCCTGGTAGGTGGGGTAATCCCAATAAATTGAAAGGATAGTAAATGACACAGCCAAAGGGCGAAGCAGCAGGAACGCCAGCACAGGCGTCTACCTTGAATACCCCGGAGCAGTTGGCCGGAACGCCGGGCGATCCGAATGCGCCCGTTGGTACACCAAACGCTTCTGGTGTTGCAGTGGCAAACGCGAACGTTCCCCCAGCGCAGGTTCCGGTAAATACTTCCAGTAACAATGCAACCGATCCCGCGACATCTGCCGCTGACAATCAGACCACCATGGTTAATGTGCCGCAGATTTCTGACCCAGTTACCGGCGAGCTTGTTCCTGCGCCGTTGACGGACCAGGAAAAGGTTGCGTATTCAAAGAAGCTTCAAGAAGTGCAGGGTGATAATTACGATCCCTATCAGGACCCGATTATTACCAGTAGCGCGGTAGCGGAAGGAATTGCCGTCGAGCTTGCCAGCGGTGCGTTTGATGGCAGTCCGACGTTGGACGGGCTTCGGAAGGCGATTGACGAAGCGGATGACGAATTGCATCGTCAGACGCAGCCAAACGTCCCTGACGTCGAGGAACCAGAAGAAGCGGCCCCATCTTCAAAGAAATAGCAAAATAATACCAGCCCTGGGGCGGGCAGGCGGGGCCGGTTCCTAGTTGCGGATGCTAGGGACCGGCCCCGTACCCATGACGGGCCGTAGAAAATCCGCAGAGCGCTTAGAAGTGCCGCATAGGTAAAGATGGACCGGGAAGACGTTCTAACGTCCCTACGGACGCGAGAAGGGGCATAAAAGATATGACCGCAACGTATGACGTGACACAAGTTGCCACATCGCCACTTTTTGAAGTGCGTTTGATACTTGGTGACAACATCACATCTGGCACTACAGACGCGGTACTCAACGCCAAGGTGCAGGATGAAGAAATTGCATATTTTCTCAATAATGAAGCAAACGTTTACCTTGCGGCCGCAGCAAGCGCGGAAACCATTTCAGCCCGGTACGCATCGTTGGTGCGTAAGACAGTTGGACCGTTGACCGTTGACTATGCAGCACAAGCGCAGAATTACGCGTCCCTCGCGGCACGGTTGCGTGAACGCGGACAAACCAAGGGCGGAACAGGTGCGCCGGTTTTTGGTGGCATTTCATACAACGCCAAGGAACACGCGAACGATAATCCTGATTTTGCCGGTACTGCTATCCGGGTTGGCATCATGGATGGTTACATTGATGATGAAACCGGTTTTACCAACTATTCAAACGGATACTAAGATGCCAACGGCCGATCACTCGGTATTCGATGAGTTAATGCCGAATAAGATTTCCCGTTACAAGGCAACTGGATATGACAAAAATGGAAAGCCTACATGGGCCGCAACATTTACGTCGTATTCATGTTTTGTTGATGACAACATTGGTATCACCCGCAACGTGCAGATGGAACGAGTGCAGTACAGCCGTAAGGCGTATGTAAACAACGACGGCGATGATTTTGGGTATGACGACAAGTTTGTTTTTCAAGATGGGACAACGCGACCGCTAATTTCTATTCGTAAGGCTTATGATTACGACGGCGTAATAAACAATATTACATTGGCGTTTGAATGAAAAACGTCCGTGTGTCTGATCTGGAATCCTTACGCAAGTCATTGCAGACAGCGAAAAGTCTTGTGCCGCGCATGGCGAAGGAACTTGTTGGCGAAACTGGAACAGTCATCTTCCAAAAATCGAAGCAGCTTGTTCCTCGTGAAACCGGAACGTTGCTGCGTAGTGGTTTGATGGAATTGGAACAGTTTGGCAATACTGCGGTTGCAACAATTACATACGGTAACCAGGCGACCATGGTGACGTACCGGGGACAAATTCTTAGTTACGGTATTTTTGTACACGAGATTCCTCGCACGCCTTACATATCGCAGTTGGGTCACCAGCGTCCGGGTAACAAGCACGCGTTACCTACACAATTTAAGTTTCTTTCACGCCCAGTGGAAGAAGATATGGCAGTTGAATTTGATGCACGTGCAGATCGTTTGATAACAAATTTGTTGAACGAGGCATTCGCATGATTTTACAAGACATGGTTGCGTTGCTAACAAACGGTCCAGGGATCGTTCCGGTACCTGTACCACCATTGTTACCCGATGGTTCATCGCTTGTATTGGGAACAAACTTGTTCTATGGACGTATGCCACCAACACCGGATACATGCGTTGCGTTGTTTGAGGCACCCGGCAATAGCTATCAGTCGCTTGGTGGCGGGCCATCGGTTTACGAAGCACCAAAGGTAACAGTGATGACACGTGCAACTGATTACGACACAGCACGGTTGTTAATAGAAAGGGTAAAGCACTTTTTCGACGCTCTACCCTATACTTCTATCGACGGAATACACATCATGGACATGGATGTGGACAGTACGCCGTTGCTTGCTCCACCCGACGAGAAAGACCGTTGGTTGTTCGTCACCACGTTGACGTGCTGGAAGGAACCCAGCACCATTTAAGGAAAGGAGATAAACCATGGATTACCGTGCGCTTCGTGGAATCGATTATGTAGATGGTGGCGGCAACCCGCACCGGGTAGAAGCCGGTAATACGTTCAACGATATGCCAGATGATGCTCTAAAGCAGGAAATTCAAGATGGGAATGTAGTAGAAGTTGGTTCAGAAGATAAGCCAGGCAAGGTAATTACGAATGTACACAATGTTGATGTGTATGTAGATGCCGATTATCAGGAGCCGCAAGTGGTGGAACCAGAACCACAAGTAACAATTGTCGAAGGTTCGCCACTTAACGCCCCGGCCGAACCAGTACCAGGACAGCCGAGCATCATTGTCGAAGGGTTCCCAGAAGAAAACAAGGCAACGGTGGAACCGGCACAAGAAGAAGTAGGCGAATCGCACCCTGAAACAGCCGTAGACGGTCCAGAACCCGTGCCGGTAGTAGAAGCGCCAGTTACGGTTGTTCCGCCCGCCAGCGACGCACCTAGCGGGGAGTAACAAAAATGGCGTTTATGCATGGTTCAAAAGCCAAGGTCTATTTGAATGGCTTTGACATTTCAGGGTACTTGAACAGTTTTATGATTCCACGAACGATTGACACAGCAGAGACGTCAACGTTTGGAAATTTGTTCAAGACACATGTGCCTGGTCTTTATTCCGGCACGTTTACCGCAGATGGTATTTACGACGGCGCAGTGGGTGCGGTTGATGATGTTTTCAATCAAGCGCTTAACAGCACAGCAGATGACATCGTTACTTGGTCGCCGCAAGGTGATGTATTTGGTTCACCAGCGTATGGAATTTCAGCGGTCAGTACTTCGTACCAGTCAAGTAGCCCGCTTAACGATGTGTCGAAG